AGTGTTTATGATACAGACTTTGATAGAGTTATCTTAACTGCAGAACCTACAAAGAAAATGGAAGATGAATAATTTTCTACATTATACCCCACCGGCAGACAATTATATGTTAACATATTTTTTTGAATTTGTCAATAAAAATTTTTTACTTGACATTATTTTTAATTAGTGTATACTTGTAAGTATGGATTATAGATATCAATTAAATAAAATTCAAGACCTCAATATAGGACTTGGTCAATCCTATCGAGGTGATTGTGTTTTTTGTTTAAATAGAAATACTTTATCTGTAAGACATGAGAATGGCAGATTAGTATGGAATTGTTTTCATGCTAACTGTACTGCAAAAGGTATGACAGATTCTGAACTTCGAGCAGAAGACTTGGACAAATTTATAAATCCCTCTAAAACTGAACCTTCTAAAGAGTTTGTCATACCAAAACATTTTGTGACTGTATTTGGAAATAATAAAGCGAGGGAATATCTAGAGAGTTTTGGTATCACAGATACTGAAGCAAGACTAATGTACGATGTTAAACAAAGTAGGTTAGTATTTTTGGTGGAAGACAACGGTATGGTGGTAGGTGCAGTAGGTAGAGCCTTATCTCACTCTGATACTGCACCTAAGTGGTATAAGTATGGCACACCCCCGGTTCCGTTTATTGTGGGAACCAATAAGTATATAGGATTTATAGTAGAAGATTGTATTTCAGCATGTAAGGTGGCACTTGCCGGATTCACAGGGATTGCCCTTATGGGTACAAGTATACCCGATAATTTTGTGTCACCTATTGTGGATAGAATAGACAGGGCCTTTGTTTGTTTAGACAGGGATGCCACAGAAAAAAGTTTTAAGTTGCGTGATTGTTTATCACATGTTATTCCTACACAGATAAAGATGATAGACAAAGATTTGAAATGGTTAAGTGTAGAAGAATTAAAAGAATGGGGGAATAAAATATGCGAGACTTTATAGCATTGATGATATCAATAACTATTGTGTTTGCATTTCTAATATACTTAGTATCGAACCTACCTAATCCATATTTATAATGAGAGTACAACCATTAATATATAACTTTGAGTATCAAAGAAAAGGTAATACTAGAAAAAGTATTAAAGGTAGATTTGCTCAAAGTGACACAATAAAAAAATATTATGCTAATAAAAAATTATTAGATAATTCAATAAAAAAGAAGCAACCTATAGATATTTATAAAATACAAGATGTTGTTTGTTCTTACTATAATGTACCAAAAAATTTAATATTTAGTAAAGGTAAAAAAGAACTTTCTAATAATAAAACAAGAAAAGCAAAAAATGTATTTTTATATTTATGTAGAAATATGTTAGAGGCCAAAGTATATAGTCCTAAACATGGACATACTTATTATTCAAAAATTAACGACAAAGTTTATAGTTCTAAACATATTTATGGACATGAGTTATCTTATACTAAAATAGGTAAACTTTTAAATTGTGACCATACAAGTGTTTTGTATTCTCATAAAAAGATAGAAAAATTAATTACTGAAGACAAGAGTTTAAAGTTAGATATAAAATATATTAAAAATTTGATAAATAAAAAACCAAAAAAAGAAAAAAAAGATATATTACATGCAATAAAAAATATAAAAGATGAAATCAATAGTAAAGATTATGTAATGCCTATATATAAAAATAATTTTATAAAGATAAAATCTTTTATACCAAGAAATAGTAATAGAATAAAATACAAAATAAAAACGAGAAGTCGAAAAATATTTGATTCAAAATATTCAGCAGAAAAACATGCCCGAACATTAGAACAAGAACACATCGAGCATGTTAAACAACAATACGAAGACTACTACAGTACAAACAAATATAACTAGAAAGGGGAAATATGTTTGGAAAAAAACACTTAATGACAGTCACAGTAGAAATACCTTATGAGGTAGAGGTAGCAGATAACGTATCTGATATTGATGAAACCTGTAGAAAAAAAGTTTCAGAATCTTTTCAAAAAGAATTTGGGATTTCACTTGACATTGAGAGAATGTATGTTAGAATAGAGGAAGAAGATTATGTGGAGTAAATTAATATTATTATTATTTATCAGTTCTTGTACAGTTATATTTGACAGGGACAAAAAAGATAATAAAATAATAATAGAAGAATTAGAACCTATCCAAAAGACGAAAGTTAGTTGTGATACAAAAATTTTGACTGCATTAGAAGTGAAGAAGTGTGAAATGAAAGCACGACTATTGGAGTTAAAATATTAGAAAGTTGGGATGAATGGAAAATGGAAACTTAAGACTATACATATTAAGAACTTTACTTAATAGAGAAAAGTATGATAAGTTAAAATCAGAAATAGATATATCCATATTTCAGAATGGTGCAAGAGAGATATACAAAACAATAGGATTTATTTATAGAGATAATCCTAATGTCAACCAGATAAACTTTAGTGATTTAAAGTTAGCTTACTTTAATACATACTTTCCTAATACGAGTTATGCTTCTCAAAAAAGTATTCATGAATTAATTGATAGCATAGAAAGACAAGAAGCACCGAGTGATGATGTAGTAGAAACTGCATTGAAGTCTATGTATCGTATTAAAAAAGCAGATGAACTAGCTAGAATATGTTTAGATATATCAAACAATCCAAGTAGTAGTACATTTAAACAAGTAGAAAAGTTCATGGCTGATGTGGATGAAGACAATACACAGGAAGAAAGTGAAGCCGTAACTAAAGATGTGGATAAGATTGTAGAAGCTTTACAAGAACAGGGGGAGTTCAAATTTAATCTACCCTCATTACAAAGAGCCACCAATGGTATTGGTCGTGGAAACTTTATGATTATATTTGCAAGACCGGAAACAGGCAAGACTGCTTTTTGGATTAGCCTTGTTGCTTCCCCTCATGGTTTTGCATGGCAACAAAAAAAGGTTTCTATATTTGCTAACGAGGAACCGGCAATTAGAACTCAAATGAGATTACTTAATGCTTCCACAGGATTACAACGAGGTAATATTCTTAATGGTAGTAGAGAATTAGCAAAACAAAAGTGGTCCTCTATTAGTCCTTACATAGAAAACTTTGATTGTGTAGATAAAACAATAGATGATTTAGATGAGTATTGCTCTACTCATGATGTAGATATTTTAATCATTGACCAATTAGATAAGATAAATGTTAGTGGTAAATACAATGCTACCCATGAGAAACTACGAGAAGTATATAGACAGGCCAGAGAATTAGCCAAGCGACACGATATCTTAGTTATTGGAATGTCCCAAGCTTCAGCAGAAGCACAGGGTAGGTCCAGAGTTACATTTAGTGTTATGGAAAATTCTAAGACAGGTAAGTCAGCAGAAGCAGATGTTATTTTAGGATTAGGTAAAGAAGACGAGGTAGAAAATTATTTAGATGATTGTGTTAGATTTGTGACACTATCAAAGAACAAACTAACCGGTGACCATGCTGAGTTTGAGGTAATCCTCAGACCCACGATATCACGATACGCAGAAAGGATATAGATGATAACAGTATTAGATATAGAAACCACCTTTACAAAAGAAGGTGACCCCTCACCATTTAATCCCGACAATAGATTAGTGAGTGTGGGTATCAATGATGAATACTATTTCTTTTATCACAACGACCCTATTAAAAAAGACTTAACAGAAAGTAGAAAAGCAATACAAGAGATACTAGATAAATCAGAATTAGTTATTGGCCACAATTTAAAATTCGATATGTCATGGTTGTATCAATGTGGATTTACCTATCAAGGTAAACTATACGATACTATGCTAGGGGAATATATTATCAATAGGGGTGAAAAGAAATCAGTATCACTAAAAGAATCTTGTAAACGTAGAGGTATCAGTTTAAAATCAGATATCCTAGCCACCTACATGAATGAAGGATATGGTATCGAAGAAATACCTATGGACAAATTAGAAGAGTATGGTAAACAAGATGTTAAGATAACAAGAGAATTATATAATGCTCAAGTAGAAGCATTTAATAATCATGCTAATGCTAATCTAATTCCCACAAGAAACTTGATGAATGATTTTCTACAGGTGCTTATAGATATGGAAATGAATGGTAATCATGTAGACGGTGATAAGTTAACATTAGTTGAAAAAGAATTAAATGAAGAATATTACAAATTAAAAAATAAAATAGATAAGATTGTAGTGCAAATGATGGGTGACACTAAGATAAACTTATCATCAACAGAGGATTTATCTAAGGTTATTTATTCTAGAAAGGTACAAGATAAAAAACAGTGGGCAGAATTATTTAATATTGGTATAGACAAAAGAACGAAAAGACCTAAACGAAGACCTCGTATGACTGATAGAGAGTTCCAACACAATGTGGATAAGTATACTGATACTGTGTATAAAACAATGGCTACACAGTGTAAGACTTGTAGTGGTGTAGGATTAGTTAGACATACAAAGGTAGACGGAACACCTTTTAAGAACATGTCAAAGTGTTCTGATTGTAAAGGTGAGGGTATGATATTTTTAGAAACAGAAGCCAAGGCAGGGTTTGGTTGGTCCCCTAGAACAATCCACGATGCTGCTCAAGGTGGATTTAAGACAGATAAAGATACATTAAAAAAAATATCTGTGTTTGCAGAAGGTACATTAAAAGAATTTGTAGATAGTATTATGAGATACAGTGCAGTAGAAACTTATCTTAATACATTTATAACAGGTATTAAAGACAACACAAGAGAAGACGGAATACTTCATCCTTCTTTTAATCAGCATATAACTACCACAGGAAGACTATCTAGCTCCAAACCTAACTTCCAAAATATGCCAAGAGGTGATAAGTTTCCTATCAAGAAAGCTATTACATCTAGATTCTATAAAGGTAAGATTATAGAAGTGGACTTTGCACAATTAGAATTTAGAACTGCAGTATTCCTAGCACAGGATAAACAAGGTATGGAAGACATTGCTAATGGTGTAGATGTTCATCAGTACACTGCTAATATTATTGGATGTTCTAGGCAAGACGCAAAGGCTCATACATTTAAACCTCTATACGGTGGGATGATGGGTAAGAAAAAAGAAAAAGAATATTATCAAAAGTTTTTAGAGAAGTACGAGAATATTGCAGAGTGGCACAAGAAGTTAGAAGACACTGCAATAAAATCTAAGATAGTAAGACTACCGAGTGGTCGAGAATATTACTTCCCTAATATCTATAGAAGAAAAGACGGTAGTAGTACCCAATCTACTGCAGTTAAAAACTATCCTGTTCAAGGTTTTGCCACGGCAGATATAGTTCCTATAGCCTGTATTAATGTATGGAATCTATTGAAAAAAAACAATATGAAGACATTATTGATAAACACAGTACACGATTCTGTTATATTAGATGTACATCCAGATGAGTACAAACAAGCCATAGATGTTTTAAATCAAGGGTTTTCTAGTATTAAAGATTCATTAAAGGATAGATTCGATTGTGAACTCAATGTTCCCCTTGATTTTGAAATCAAGAGCGGTACAAATTGGCTTGACTTATCCACAGAATTGTGATATAATATACTCATATAAGGAGACAAATATGTCAAACGAACTAAGTAATTTAGATAATTTATCTAATGATAAGATAATGGCCATGGTCGGACAAGATGCTGACATGGGTGGTTCATCTTTAGCTAGGTTGTCTATTAACTATGAAGCAGAGGATAGTGACGGCAATGCTATCAAACGAGGTTTGTACAAAGTAGAAGGTACAGACAAAGGCACAGTGTATGCAGAGAAAGTTTCTTTTAGACCTTTCTTAAATACATTTCAGTACAAGAAATATGATGAAGAG